CTAACATAGCGTCAGAAATAATTTGTTTTATAGTGCCTTGGCGTTGTGTAATCAATGTATCAAAGTCTGATGTATCAATAGCATTGATGGTAAATGTAACATTGACTGGTCCTCCGCCGCCTAGATCACTGTTTCTAGTTATTGAACCAGTGGTGTTGGGTGTGAATAATTCTGGACCATTCTCACCAACTAGGTATGGTGTACCACCCATAACAGGACCACCCAACTGACGTCCTGAGTATTGTTGGTTACGGATTGTGGCAACCTGAGCAAGACCCATACCAATAACCGCAGCGGCTGCGATAAAGTTAAATGGTGGTGGATATGTGGCCAATGCTTTGGTAGCACCCATGTAGGTGTTCATGATAGCGTTGGCAATGTTAAATGCCTTGGCTGCTTCAAAGGCCTTCTTGTTGTGAGCACCTAGTGCTGAGAACATGTCAGCACCTTGTTGAATAACAAACTGTGCCTTTTCTTCTTCTGATTTCTTTTCAAAAGCAATTCGATCATTGACAATTTGTGCTTGACGTTCTTGAGCACCTCGTTGTTGTAGTATGGCACGATCATTAGCATGAAGATTTTCTGCTTCACCTGTTCGATTAGCAGTCAATACCTTTTTGATCCTATCTTCTTCTAGTTTGTAAAGTGCTTCTTGTGTCTGGCGTTCTAATTCAATTCTTTCAGTTTGTTGTTGTGTAAACAATGCTTTTTGAGCAGCAAGTAAAGCAGTCTGTTGTTCTAAAGTTAATTTATGATTATTGGCTATAGCATCTTGTTCTAAATTAAACAAAAATCTTTCTTCTTGATTATGTCGAACTTTCATGGCATAAAGTTTATCGTATTTGCCAATTTCGTCATTGATTGTTTTATTGATATTATCTTTTAAATTATTTTCTGCTATTTCTAACAAACGTTTACTTTTTAAAACTTCTTCTGTGCGAATTCGTTGTATTTCTTGAGCACCTTTTCCTTCTAGAACTAATCTAAAATCTACTTGTTTTTGTAATGCCTGTTGAAACGGAGTATATGCCGATTGAATAGAAGTTAAAATAGCGGCTGATTGTTCTTGGCGTAATTGATTCTGTCTGATCAATGATGATTCGATACGTTTTTCTGCTTCAAATCTAGCAGTGTGAGCAGCCATTTCTTCAGCAGTAATATTCTTCTTTAATGCTTGTATACGGATTTCTTCTTCACGTACTGCTTTGCGGATGTTGGCTTCTTGCTCACCTAGGTTTACTAATTCACGTTGATATTGGCTGCTGGCCTGTATCTTGCTGATAGCATCTTCTAGAGATTGTAATGCTTTCTTGCGTTCTTCTGATTCCTGTAACACAAGATCATTCATTTCACCTTGTGCTTCTTGATTCTTAACTACCTGTTCATTGATTTGTACGTTGGCTTCACCAAGACCTTCTGTTAGGCCCATGGCTTTTTCTATAGCACCAACAACATCAACACCCAACAATGTGGCTAATGCTACAGCAGCACCTACTACCAACATCAATGGATTACGCATCACTATGGTGTTAAACAGAGCCATAGCAGAACCTGCGGTTCTAATCGCAGTGGCCAATTGTATACCAATGCTGACCATCTTGGCTAGGGCACCTATAGCGGCTGTGAGCAATGCTATGTTTAGGGCTAACCTAATGGCATTTTTAATCTTTTGCCATACTGCTTCAAATCCACCAGCGGCTTCGATAGCATCTTTGATCTTATTGACCATGGCCACAATGTATGGTGCGATATCTGCTACTGCTTTCTTAAGTCCAGCATCAAAGATATTCTTAAGTTGATCAACACTGTCACCTGCTTGGTCAAGAGCAGCCACATCAAAGTCTAACAATGCCAAGCCCATGCGTTCCATTTCTTCACGGGCTTTCTGTGTGTTGTTGGCCACTTCCAACATGCGTGGACCTTGTTTGCCAAACAGTTCAATGGCCATAGCATTACGCTCGGCCGGATTGGTCATCTTGTTGAGTTCTTCAGCGATGCGTTGGAACTGGGCATCTGGTCTTAGTCGACCAATTTCCTGTAGTGGAATGTTTAATTTGTTTAGAGCGTCAATGGCAGGCCCAGAACCTTTGGCAAAGGCCGCACCTAGATTACCTGACATTTTGATCAATGCTTGATCAAATGCTTCAATAGAAACACCACTTAATGTGGCTGCGTGTTGTAGTGCTTGTAGACTTTGTGCTGTTATGCCTAAAACTCTAGCAGTGTCAATCAATTGACCTGCTGAATCTAAAGTACGCAACACTGCCACACCCATGGCAGCAGCCGCAGCAGTAATAGCACCAAGAGCAATGGCAGCACCAGATGAAACTGCCTGGAGACCTTCTAAGGCTTTTTCAAGGTTTTTTATCTCACGTTCGGCTTGACTGGTATCCGCCGTGACTTTAATTTTTGTTTCTGCCACTTATCGTCTCCTTTGGCTTTGCTTTTTAATCTCTTTGGCCTCCCAACTATAGAATGCTACCCAAGTTTGGAATTCCACTATTGACATCTCAAATACCTGCTCTAGTGTCAGACCCAGATCCTTGCCCAGTCTACAGGCAAACATCAGGTCTGGATCTGCTACTAGTTTTTTTCTACTTTCTCCAGATCTTCTTCTTGAGCAGTGGCTTCATTGATCTCACCAACGATGCGTATGAGCACACTAGGATCTACCTCATTCATCATAGTAACTTTGTCTGGCATCATAAACATTTTGCTGCCATCTTCATTACGTGCTTTGACGATTAGGCTTTCAACCAATGCTTCTGTGGTCTTGCCCTGTTGTGCTAGTTCGATTAATTTGCTCTGCTCTTTTAGACTGATAGTATTTTTAAAATAGATCTTTGTTTCCCATTCTGGCACATAGACATGTTTTAATTCACCACCAACCTTTTCACGGAAGTGTGCTGTTGCTTTTTCTAATACCTTACTCATTTAATTTTCCTCTCGACTGAAGTTAATGTTGGCCCAATAATACCTTTAGGGGCCTGCTTGCTCTTTACATATGGTTTCTCAAGGTACACAGTATACGGTTGTGAGTTTGTAACTTCAAAATTACGACCCTGTTGGGTCATTTTGCTTTCCCATGAACGTGAGGCCAAGCCTGTGCGTTTTGGGGTAAAGTTAGGTGCTTCTTCCACAATAGTATCTGCTACTCGCTCCAGAAACTCGCGGTAGTCGCGTTCTACTTGTTTCATAGTATCAGCGACACCGCGAACTTCAATCTTGATTCCTGCCATAGATTATAGGCTTCCTGATGTGGAGAATGCCAACGCACCAGTTCCTTGGAAACTGATACTGGCTTCTACCATACCATCAAATGAACTATTCACTGTATAACCAGTAATGATCACTGAACCTGTAAATCCTACATCATTGGTAGCATCATCTTTCAAATAACCTTTGAAAGTGATACCGCCAGATCCTACTAGGCTGTCACCATCTTGGTATGTTGGGTTGAAAGTTGCTAGAGCACCATCAAACTCTGAGGGATCAAAGTAGATATCAGCAGTGCCGCTGAATGAACTCAATCCTTTGAGATATTGACGTGTGTCATTGCCCATAACTGTTTTTTCCACAGTGTCTGACGTGGCTTCTATAGAGAAACTACGTACTGCTGCTAGTGTAGTGGAGCCTAGTAATACTGCTCCATCATTTCCTGACATTGTTGCCATTATTGTCTCCTAATTAGGCTGTAAAGGTACAAGCACCAGATCCCTGAAACGAGATCGAGGCTTCCACCATACCGTCCATAGAACTGTTTACTGTAAATCCAGTAACGATGATCTCACCTGAGAACTTGCTGGCAGTGCTGTTTAAAAATCCTTCGAAAGTGATAGGATCACTGCCTACTGCTGCCCAAGGAGTACCAGTGGTAGCACCAGTTGGGTTTAATGCTGTTAGTCCTGAATTGCTGGTTGGATATTCTGCTGGATCAAAATAGATATCAGCAGTACCTGACCAAGAACTTAGTCCTTTTAGATACTGACGTGTGTCATTAGTCATCACGGTCTTTTCGATTGTGTCTGAAGTGATTTCCACTGAGAAACTACGAACTGCTGCTAGAGCAGTTGGTGATCCTGCGGCGTTATCAATCTTTACAACACCATTATTTCCTGTTAATGTAGCCATTATTCGTCTCCTTTATCATCTAGATGGTTGGCTTCGTCCAAGGCTCTTACGGTGGCCTTAGTTTTCACCGGTGGCTTGAGACGAACGACCTCATCTACAGCCTTAACTTGTTTCACAGGTAGATCTTGTTCCCAACCTGCTTCAATATATTTTGATAATTTGTGATCATGGATTGATTTCTCCACTGATCCTTTTTTAACTTTGATCATGTGCTACCCCTTAGGTAATTGTAACGGACTTGATATTCTATGGAAAATTCTGCCAATGGTGGCATGCGTTCTATGACTTCTATTAGAGTAATTTGACTATCAATAACACCGCTGGCAATAAGTTCTCTGTAACGATCGCTGTCTAATGCTTCTTCTATTTCTTCTATTAGATCACTGCGTTTCTTATCTAGATCATTGCCTCTGACATAGCCTCTGACAGTATAAGTGATAGTGCCCATCCTACGTCCAACACCACCTTGACCCATAGTGATTGTTTCACGGTCTTCTGTGGTAGGTGTTACTAGGATAGCAGGAAATTGTGTGATGGCCAATTCTGTGACATTGAATGGTTCTCTTGTGACCAACACTGGTTTGGGATCATTGATGTCCTTTAACACATCTATGATATTTTCAGAGATCTGTTGTCTAAGATTCTGTGCCATATTATCTCACCAATCTTAGTGGATTCACAGATGCTTTTTCTGTGCGTTCTACAGTACCATCATCATCTAGGTCATAACGCACACCTTCACGTAAGACTAGATCCATCTCATGTTCAAAGCGGCCTCTATAGTATTCCATCATCACTTGGAACTTGTCTGGCTCGCCACCTGAAAATTGTGTTAGTTTGGGAGTCACATGATAGGCCATCGCGTGGTATACAGTGGCCTGTGTGAATTGTGTTGAGTCTAGTAATGTAGGATCAAATTCTACATTGATGATTGAGGGATGTGATTTTTGATATGCTTGATACCAGCGTACTTTGAGTACACGGTTGATTTCAGATTCTGATCTGGCCAATTCTGCTTCCCAGTCCAGTACTCCATATTCCTGTATAGTTGGTTCGACCTGTAATAGGTCGTCAAGGGTAGCGTATGCCATGATCGAGTCCTTCTCAATTTAAAATGTTGTTGGAGTCCTTCTCCAATGCTTGTATTTAGTCTAGGCCAAAAAGAATGGGGGTATCCTTTCGGAAAACCCCCAAATTGTCAGAACTATTATTTTTCTTGGAACTTACTTGTCGAACTACAAAATTATTTATCTATTATCTATAATATAATATTTTTCTGGATATTTTTTTCTTTGTTTTCTTAACCAATCCTCACAATTTTTTACATTTTTTAATTTGTTATAAAATATAATCGCATCATTAATAGATTCAAATACTCCATGAGGTGTCTGAATCTTTTTATATTTCTTTTTAGAAGCCTGTCGATTTTTTTCTAACCATAATGGATCAGAAGTTCTTTTTTTAATTGCTTCTTTAGTTTTTTCTTGATACTCTATATTATTATTTCTTTCTTCAATGGTTTTAAGCCATGATTTTTTCCATTCTTTATTATTTCTTAATTCTTTACTAGTCTTAGATATTTTTTCTCCATATCCAGGTTTTCTATTTTTTATTGCCTGTCGATTTTTTTCTAACCAATCATTTTTTAATCTATTTTTTACAATTTGTCTATTCGCATCAACTACATTCCAATTTTTAGTTAACAATACTTCGTCAGGACAACCTGGCAATTCTTGATTGTCCCATTTAATGTCTTGTTGTAAAGAACTGTTATCCCAAAGACTTTTCTTGGCCATTATTCTGCTCTCTTAAGTTGATTAAGAAGAATTCTACGCATCTTAGGATCTTGATTGTAATATAATGTGTCAGCAATTTTAAGTGCCACACGTGGTGTAACTTCACCTAGTGTTTCATAATTATCTTCTAGATATTCATAGGCTTCATCGATGATTTCTTTTGGATAACCTGGAACTTTATTGCCGTTGACTTCAATAGTATGGTCTACACATTTCTTGCCCAACATATCTACATCAGAAATTAGGAATTTGGTATATTGAAGTTTTTGTTCTTTATTGAATATACAACGAGCATCATTGAAACGACTGTCTAAGGCTTCAGCCCATTGTTTGGCACGATCACGAATAGTTTCTTTAGTATCATTGGTGATCCAAATAATATTGCCATTGAATAGAAATTCAAAATCAATGCCATGCTCTTCCATAAGACTATTCTTTTTGGCAGTTGACCAAGTTACCAATCGATCACGACCTGTGTCTGCGGCACCTAGGATCATAGGAATAATTTTATTGCGTTCTGAATGATGAACAATATCTACGTCATCTAGCACAATAATTCTATGGCTGGCAGCATTCAATGCCAATTTAACATACAAGGCAGCGGCAGTAATTGTACCGCCTTTGATGTATTCAACACGACTGGCATGAGCACCTGTGTCAGCAAGGGCTTTCTTTACCCAAAAACTTTTACCTGTGCCGGCATCACCATAGACTAAAAGTCCATTAATTGCTGATTGGGGATTATTTACAAAATTAACCGTTTGGTTGTAGACACCTTCAAAAGTCTCGATAACTTTTTTGGCGATTGGATCTGGACGTTTCATGTTAACTCCTTGAAGTTGATTAAAATGTATTGAATACCTTAATATTCAATATACACATTATATGGCCAAAAGAAAAGGCTGTCAAGCAGCCTTTTCTCCAATCCATTTTAATTAAAAATTAAGCAGGATCAACTAGGCTTGAGTCAGCAGTGATCTTAACACCGTAACCATCATACAACTCGCCAACGCCATAATGAGCGGAAGCAACGATATCGTCGCCTACGAAACTAGCACGTCTTTGTGTTTCGATTTGGATGTCACCAATCATAGCAAGACCTAAAGCGTCACGATGGAATACAGCACCAACGTAATCACCAGCAGTACCAGTGTTAGCAATGTTGCTTGACTCGAATACTGGAACACCAAATAGTGTACCAACATAACCAGTAGCCATTGCTTCGTTTTGGATGATACCAGCATTTGGGTTAGCAAATGTGTTGGTCAATGCTGATTTCAAGTCATAGGCAACGTATGGGTTAACCACACATGCTAAGTTGTCACTTGGAACAGCGTTAGCACGAAGACGAGCAACTGCTTGTGCTAGGATGGCTGCTGAGAATGCTGTAGAAGCACCACCAACGCCTGTAGCAAAACCGCTGAATAGAGCCAATAGGTCTTGGTCCATTTTCTTAGCGATTGCTTCACCGAATAAACGGCCAACGTCTGCTACTACGTTAGAAGCAGCACTAGCACGTACAAGGTCAGTAACCATAGTACGGATAGCAACTGTGCTTACAGTTAATGTAACACCATCAGTGCTGATTGCTGTGTTAGAAACCTCATCACCTTCAGTCAATGCTGCTGCTGATTGTGTTGGGTAGATAGGCACAGTAATTGTCTTACCGTTGCTTGCTGGGATTGAATAATTCTTAACGAGACCACGCATGATGGATCTCTCGTTAGCAACGAACATTGCTTCAGCGGTAATCGCTGGTAGCAGGTCGTTTAAAGTTGTGGTTGTTGAACCGGCCATAATAATATCTCCTTGATGTTAGGCTAATCCTTGTTGTTTGCGGTATTCCGCATACTTCTTTCTATCTTCGGGACTTTTCATATCCAACTTCGAGATATCAATCTTGCCAGGTTGAGCGGCATTAATACTGCTCTTAGCATTGGTGGTAGCAGGCAAAGATTGAACGAAGTGAGGATTACTTAGTAGGAATTCCTGTACTAAGTCATTCACACCCAGCATTTCGCCTTTGTCATTATAGCGAACACTGCCTTTTACGTCCACAACCTCTACATCACCTTCTTGATTAAGTCTTACCTGAGTCGATAACAGTGCTTTGACCTGTTCCGCATTCACAGCACGAAACTGAGCAGCGGCACTGAGCAAAGGCGTGTTGATCTTGTATTCCTTAATCACGCTATCTCTCTTGGATATTTCAGCATCCTTTTTAGCAGCCAATTCTTGTAGTGTTCGTTCGAACTCACCACGCTTGATCTGTTCTGCCTGACGCTTAGATTCAGCATCGGCTTTCAACTGTCGGAGTTCTTCTGGATCTCCTAGTTCAGCATATGGTTTAAGAAGTTTCTTTTCCAATGAGCCACGCATACGGGCCATCATGTTGTCTACTTCTTCTTGTGTATAAGTCTTGGTTGCTTGTGCCTGATTTTCAACAATCGTGTTGTCCGCATCAGTTGCGTTATCTTGTACCAATGTATTTTCTGACATTGTGGCATCGCCTCCTTACGAGTAATGTTAGTATTTATAAAGTTTAACCTAAAACTCCATATTAACTAGTTATTTGGGTTTTTTATAGCCTTGAGCATAAATGGCTCGACCTTGACGCTCTGCGGCTTTCTTGGTAGGATACACTTTGCCTGTTTGACCCCATTGGTATCCGCCTGGTACTTTACGAACTGGCATCTTTTGCTCCTATGATAATATATGGTGAAAAATACATGAACAAAAACATCATTGCCCAAAAATCAAAGACTGTTTCTAAGATCATTTAACTGCTTCCTGTTTTGTTGTATCAGTATAGGCACCGGTGAGGCAAATGGACCAAACCCAGGATAAGAAAATAACCACTCATCCTCGCCATGATCTAAACCAGCAGCCAATGCTTCTACAGTCTCATGTGGTGCGTTTACTAGATAAACCCGTGCCTGATAATTGCCCAGCGGCAATATCCGACCGTCATATTCCACTATGTGTATTTGGCCTCTAACATAAGCACTGTAACTCCAAGGGCATTCTACTCGAATGCTCTTGAAGTACTCATACCAATTAACGTTTTGGTGGTTTTTTACCACGTCCACGACCTCTTCCCATTCCCATAATGTTCTCCTTAGTATTCTTCTTTCTCATGTACATAACCCATGGCAGCATAGTCAAGATGTTCTTGTTCTGTGCGGGCTATGTATTTTTCTCCAGTGGCTGGATCAATCATATAGTGTGGTTCAAATGGTGCCTTTTCAGGTATCTGTAGGGGATCAAATATCTCAGGTATGATCATGTCACCCTCTTCACCTAGAAGTTCGATCAATTCATGGTCGATGATGTTCAATACTCTAGGATCAGTAGCAGCCTGTTTGGCTTTGACCAATGTCTCCACAGCATTCTGTGTGTCTCTGATAGCAAATGATTCAGGATATTCGATCTTACCATCCCATGAATAACCTTGGTAGTAGCAGAACCATTGCCAAATCTGTTCTTCTGTAAGTTCTAGACTGTCT